AACGAAATTACATTAGCAAATGCTGCGACTGGAAATGGTCCAATTATTTCTTCAACAGGTGAAACAAACGTTGATTTAAATTTAAATCCTAAAGGAACAGGTGTACTTAAAAGTGCAACAGCTGCAGTTAAAATAGCTGGCAAAGAAACTGTCTGGGTTCCAGCAGTTGCTATGTATCCTAACACAACAAATGGTTGTGGAGATTTAGCACAAGTTGAGTTATCAAATGGTCCAGAAATTAAAACTTTACCTTTTGATAAAGATGCTGATGAATTTGCACAGTTTGCTATAGCATTTCCTAAATCATGGAATGAAGGCACAGTAACTTTTCAAGCATTTTTTACAGCAGATTCAACAAATACAGGAACAACAGCATGGGGATTATCTGGTGTATCTATTTCTGATGATGATTCATTAAATACAGCTTTCGGAACACAGGTTGTTGCAACAGCAAAAGCTATGAGCGGAACAGCAAATGATTTAGCAGTAGCAAATGAAAGTGGAGCAGTAACTATTGCAGGATCACCTGCAGCAGGAGATGAAGTATTTTTTCAAATCTCAAGAGATGTATCTGCAGATAGTTTAACAGCAGATGCAAAATTACTAGGGATTAAATTATTCTTCACAACAGATGCTGCGAACGACGCATAAGGAGAATAAAAAATGTTTGGATATCAAGTATTAGGCTTTGGAGTTGGTAGCAGTTTTGGTGCCCCAGTAACTATGGATTTTTTAGTTATCGGTGGTGGCGGAAATGGCGGATCAAAAGGTGGAACCGCAGGATCCGGAGCAGGAGCAGGAGGATATAGAAATTCCTACGCTTCAGAAAATTCAGGAAGAAATTCTTCAACAGAATCTGACATATCACCTAAAACAGGTGAAACATTAACCGTTACAGTTGGAGCGGGAGGTGCAACTAGTTATCCAGCTGAAAGTTCTGATGCTGGTGGTGACGATTCTAGTATTATTGGTCAAACTGGAGTAAACATTACTTCACTTGGCGGAGGCAGAGGATACGGAACTCTTTACAGTTCACCAAACCCAAATACTCAAGCAACAGATGGTGGATCAGGAGGAGGAGCTTATTCTCCAGGTCAATCTGGTTCAACTGGAGCAGGATCTGGAGCAGCGGGACAAGGTTTTGATGGTGGAAACCAACCAAGATCTAATCCTCTTTATTATTCAGGCGGAGGCGGAGGTGGAGCAGGCGGAGCTGTTCCTGTAGGAAGTTTTCCTTCTAATGGTGGATCTGGTTTAGCATCTTCAATTACAGGATCTTCAGTCACGCGAGCAGGTGGTGGCGGATCCGGAAAATATAAATCCCCATCTAATCCAAATACTGCTGGAAGTGGTGGCGGTGGAAATGGTGGCCACGGAAATCCACCTCAAGGAATTTCTCAGGCTGCATCGGGATCAGCAAACACTGGCGGAGGCGGAGGCGGATCCGGGGGCGGAGACCCAGGACCATATGATGCTGGAAGATGGCAAGGAGGCCAAGGTGGTTCAGGTGTTGTTATAATAAGATTAGCAACTTCAACTTATTCAGGAGTAGTAACAGGAAGTCCAACTGTTGCAACAGATGGATCTGATACAGTTATACAATTCACAGGTTCGGGAACTTTAAAGGTATAATTATGGCTCACTTTGCACTTTTAGATCAAGATAAAAACGTAATGAAAGTTATCGTTATTAATAACGAAGTTATTACAGACGAAAATAATGTAGAACAAGAATCTTTAGGTGTTCAATTTTGCAAAGAATTATTTAATTTACCTAACTCAGAATTTAAACAAACTTCTTATAATACAAGAGCCGGAATATATTATACTCCAAGCAATGATGCTAGCGTTCCACCTGTTGTAGATTCAGATCAATCAAAAGTTTTTAGAAAAAACTTTGCATCTGTTGGAATGAAATATGATGAAGCATCAGATGCTTTTGTATATAATAAACCATCAAATAATCCATCGTTTATATTTAATGACCCTACAGGTTCATGGATGCCTCCTGTTGAGTTTCCAAATGTTACTGAAATAGATGCTGTAAAAGCAGATATATTTTGGGTGGAATCTGAAGCTAGATGGGAAGGTGCTCCTTTTACTACAGATAAAAGTAATGGTTTTGTTGCAACTCATTATTGGGATTCATCCTCTTCTTCTTGGACAGCAAAATAACCTCAATTGACATTAATTATTTAAACTGATACTAATCTTTCTAGATTAGAAATTAGAAATTATGAATGTTTTAGATTTTGTAGGAGTATACAATACTATACCTAAAGAAACTTGTAAGAGTTTAATAAAAACTTTTAAAAAAGTAAAATATAATTTACATCAATGGCAAGACGTTAATGGTAATACTGTTGGATCTAGACCAAATAAAAAAGAAGAATTAAAAAATTACATGATGAACGCAGAGGAACAAAATACTTTAGTTCCATTTATAACAAAAGCAGTTTCTCAATATCGACACGACCTCTTTTCTTGCTACCCTGATTTACACATACACGAAAAACAACAGATTATTTATAAACTGTCCAGGTTTAGAGTAAATAAATATGATAAGAATACAAACATGGCTTTGCATGTAGATAATATACATGATATTTTTGATGGAAAAGAAAAAGGAGTACCTATTTTAAGTGTTATTGGTTTATTAAATGATAATTTTAAAGGTGGCGATTTTAATGTTTGTACTAAAAAAATTCCTTTAAAGGAAGGAGATGTACTTATATTTCCTTCTAATTTTATTTACCCTCACGAAGTTAAATCAATAACTAAAGGAACACGTTATTCTTTCATAACTTGGGGGTATTAACATGAAACTTACTTTTAACAAACAAGCAGAAGTTCAAAGAATATTTCCTACTCCGGTTTATAAAGTTAATATTGGAAGAGAAATTTTAAGTAAAGAAACAAAAGCTGTAGAAAAATATTTAAAAGATGTTGAATGCAACACAGGTTTAAATTTTAATAGTAAAAATAATTATGTTTTAAAAGATAAATCATTTAAAGATTTAAATAAGTTTTTACAATTTCATATAGAAAACTTTTTTTATAAAGTTTTTCATGCAGACCCTAAAAATAAAATTTATATAACACAATCTTGGTTAAACATTACCACTGAAAATCAAAGTCATCATACTCATGAACATCCAAATAGTTTTATATCTGGAGTTTTTTATTTTTCAGCTGAAGAAGAAGACTCAATAAAATTCTCGTCACCTATACGATATAATCAAATACAACCTAAAACAATAAAATATACAGAAGACAACTCTGGTTCTTGGATCATACCGATTACAACCGGTTTATTAATTTTGTTTCCTTCTAGCCTAGAACATTCAGTTTTAAATAAAAAAGAAAATAATCAAAGAATAAGTTTAGCTTTTAATACTTTTATTAAAGGAGATCTTGGAGATCAAAAAGGTTTAACTCATCTTATATTAAAATGATATTTTTGTGTAGAGACAACATGTTATCAAAAGAAGATTGTGAAAAGCTTATAAAATTTTTTAATAAAAAAAATAAAAAAAAATTAATTAAACATGAGACAGGAAATAATATTTTTAATATTGTCTTAGACTTAAACACCGAAAATTATTTCTTAAATAATTTTAAAAAACTTATAAAAGATTTAAATTATATTTCTAAAATGTTAAACTATTCAAAAACCGAATACACTCATTTAGTTAAATGGCCTGTAAATTGTGATCAAAAATTACATAAAGATTTTGCATATAAACACACTACATTAGCTTCTATTTTATATTTAAATGATGACTACAAAGGTGGTGAAACATATCTTGAAGACGGTTCTTTTTTTAAACCTAAACAAGGACGAATAATATTTTTTGATGGTCAATATTATAGTCATGGAGTTAAACCTGTTTTAAACAATGAAAGATACACTATAGCAACATGGTACAAACAAATTGAAAACAATAATTAAAAAAAACTTTTTAGGAAAAGAAATGAATGGCTTCCTACAATCTTATTTAAAATATATAGATTATAGAATTCAACAAAGTAGAGCAGGAAAAACTTCTGATTTTTTACAGGGTCAAGTTCCTTTTGATTCTTTGATGGATTTTATATTTTTTAAGATTAGAAATATTTTAGGAAAGAATTTAAAACTTTTAAGAGTTTACACTAATTTACAATATTCTAATATGCCTGGAGACTACCATACTGACGACGGGCATATGACATGTTTATATATGGTAAATGGTGAAGGAGATTTTGAAATTAAAGATGAAAGTAAAATAAAGTTTGAAGAAGATAAACTTATATTATTTGATGCTAAAAAACATCACAAAGGGAATGCACCCAAAAAAGGTGATAGAATAACCTTAGCGTTTAAAACAGAATTTATATGAAACAATATTTTTATTTTACAGGTTTACCTAGATCAGGCAATACTTTGTTATCAGCAATATTAAATCAAAACTCTGATATCTACGCGACTGGGCATTCCTTTTTACCAGATCTTTTCTTTGCTATAAAAAACGCAGAACAAAATTCTATGGTTTTTAAGAACTATCCTTGCACCACTAATTTAAAAAATGTTTATAAAAATATAATTTCTAATTATTATAGTCATCATAATTTTAAATACATTGTTGAAAGAGGGGATTGGATAACTCCCTACAATTATAAAATGTTACAATCAATTGCTCCTAATCAAATTAAAATAGTTATACTAGTAAGAGATATATTAGAGGTAATAAAATCTTATTTAAAACTATGTAGAGACAACCCTAATTATTTTTATAATAGGATATATAAATCTTTAGATCACACCACCCTATTCACTAATGAAATCGAAACCAAAGTTGATTTGATGATGGCTAAAGGAGATTACTTAGATATGATGCTTTATTCAATACACCAATTAAAAAAGAATAACTTAATTAAAAATTTTTTATTAATTGATTATAATGATCTAGTTAACAATCCTAAAAAGACTATTGATAAAATATATAATTACTATGGTATAGAAAAACACAAACATACTTTTAATAACTTTAAACAACCTTTTTATAATGATTCTATTTTAGGTGCACCCATGCACTCTATTAGAACTAAACAAATTAAAAAAGAATCCAATGATATTCAACTTCCTGAAACTGTAATTAATAAATACAAACATTTAAATAAAATTATATATGAATAAAAGACCTACCTATTGGGTATTACCTGACGTACTTTCTAAGAAAGAAATACTTTTAATTAATAAGGTATCTAAAAAAAATGGGATTAACGAGCCAGAACAAAATGGTGCAAGAGTAAAGGGTGAGAAATTAAAACATACTACATCAAAATTAATTAGATATATTAATTTAAAAAAATATTTATCAAATATAATTGAGTCTTGTTGTATTATTAACAGAGAACAATATGGTTTTGATGTGCACCCAATTAATGAATATGATTGCATATTAACTAATACTTATAATATAAACGATCGATACGACTGGCATACTGACATAGCTAATGATTGTCGTTTTGAAGATCTTAAGTTAACTGTATTAATCAACATATCTACTAAAACTTATAAAGGGGGTGATTTAGAAATATTTCACCATGTAATAAATAAAGTAGATAATTTTAAACCAGGAACTTTAATTATGTTTCCTTCTATATATAACCACAGAGTAACTCCAATTACAGAAGGTGAAAGAACTAGTCTCACTATGTTTATGAAAGGACCATTGTTTAGATGATAGTTCCATTTTCAACATCTTTTAAAGATCAAGTAAGCACCTACGCTTATAAAAAAAATGTGTTTACTAAAGAAGAATGTAAATTAATTATTAAAATTGGAGAATCCTATAATCCAAAAGAATCTTTTGTAGGTACTAAAATAACATCTACAAAAAACACTTCTCTTAGAAGTAGTAGGTCTGCTTGGATTCCTTTTAATTCAGATCATCAATGGATTTATTCTCGAATTGCTGAAAAAGTTTTAGAGTTAAATGAAGAATTTTTTAAATTTGATATAAGAGGTTTTGGAGAACCATTACAATTTACTCACTATCACCATAAAAAAAGAGGACGCTTTAAAAGTCACGTAGATTCTGTTAAGGGGATATGGGCTAGAAAATTATCTGTGAGTGTACAGTTATCTCCAGCAACATATAAAGGAGGAGATTTAGAAGTTATTACAGGAGCACATCCGAAAGACAAATTTAAAATGATTAAAGACGAGGGGGCTCTTATTGTTTTTCCAAGTTATACTTTACATAATGTATCACCGGTAACTAAAGGAGAAAGGTATTCTTTAGTGAGTTGGTTAACAGGTCCTTCCTTTAAATAAAATGATAAACATACAACATTTACAATATCCTTTTTATCACACTATTGTTTATAACTTTTTTGAGCCACCTATATTAAAAAATATATTACATGAATTAAAAACATTAACTAAAGTACATCATACGGACTCTCACCATCATTCTTTAATAAACCAGTTTAAAACGGAACCTTTTTGTTTAGATAATATCTATGACAACAAACGTAAAAAAAGCTCAATATTAAATGCTACTGATATTGGCACTCTGCGTTTACATGAATATGGAAAATTAAATCCTTTTTTACATTATTTACCTTTGACCAATAAAGATACTACTTTTATACAAAGGTATCGAAATGATTCAAGTTACGAAAGTCATGATGATAGGGCTGTTCTGACATGTCTTTATTTAATTAAAACAAAGAAACATACAGGCGGAGATTTAATTTTTTCAAGATATAATTATACCCCTTATCTTCCCCATAACTCTTGTTTAATTTTTCCTTCCTACGAGACTCATGAAGTTAGTGCTGTTTCTGCTGATACTAAGGAACCTGTAAGATACTCTATTAATAGAAGATACTATATAGAAGAATAAAAATGATTAAAATATTAGTGTTTGGTTTACCAGGATCGGGAAAGACAACTTTTGCTAGGCAGCTTTCAGCCGGTGTAGCTTATTTTAATGCAGATGATATTAGAAAAATGTTTAATGATTGGGATTTTTCTATGGAAGGCAGAACAAGACAAGCACAAAGAATGGCATGTTTATCTTCTCTTGCAGAGGGCCATGCGGTAGTAGATTTTATTTGTCCTTTTGATGTAGATAGGGATGAGTATGATATTAAAATATGGATGAATACAATTAAGAAAGGCAGATTTGATGATACTAACAAAATGTTTGAAAAACCAAGTAAAGTTGATTATGAAATTAAAAACTATAAATATGAAAGGATAATAAATGAAATCAAGAATAGACTATAATAGACCCACTGCAATGATGTTAGGAAGATGGCAGCCTTGGCATCGAGGACATCAAGAACTATTTAAAAAAGCATTTAAGAAAACAGGACAAGTTATTATCATGATTAGATCTATGCCTAATTCTAAAGATAATCCATTTGATGTTAAAAAAGTAGAGGAAAATATTAAAGAAGCTTTAGCTAGTTATCATGGTTTTTATGAAATTATGGTTGTACCTAACATTACTAATATATGTTATGGTAGAGACGTTGGTTACAGCATAGAAGAAATAAAACTACCACCAAAAGTAGAAGATATTTCTGCAACTAAGATTAGGGAAAAATTAAATGTCAACAATAGTAACTAGATTTTCTAAATGTTTAACAGCTATAGAATATCCTAAAGAAAAAACATCTTGGAATATCGCAGGTATTATAAAAGGTAAAAATGCTTTTTGTCGATTTGACGTAAGAGATATGTTTGAAATGTCAGACGGCACACCTGCTAAAAAAGGAAGACTTGATACAAAAGCAGAAAAGATGGTTTTTGAAGAAGAAAACGATTGGGTTATCTTTGATATGAACGAGTTGCATAAACATGTTAAAAAACATAAATTAAAGAAAGTTTATTTGAATGATTTAATTAAAACACTTGAATGGAATATAAGGATTAAAAAATGGGGTACATGATATATAGCGGACCTTTATTATATAGGTCTAAATTAGATTTAAAAGATGTAAAAACCTTATTGTCTTTTTGTAAAAAAGATAAAACAAAAGAAGCTAATTTTAAATTAGTTGGGTTGATAAAGGATGAATATGATATAGATCAACATAAGTTTAAAAGTGTTTTAAATAAGTATATTGGTAGTTTCAACACGGCGTATCAAAATTGGTATCAGGTAGAAAAAACACCTCAAATGGAAGTTAGTGATGTTTGGGTCAACTATATGAAGGCCGGTGAATGCAATCCACCACATATGCATGATGCTGATTTTTCATCAGTATTTTATTTAAAAATACCTAGGGGTTTAAAAAAAGAAATTCAAGATTGCAAAGCAAGTCTTTCTTGGCCCGGTGCAATACAATTTTTATTTAATAATCCAACTGTGCCTAATGTTATTAATTCATATCATCATGCACCTGAAGTAGGTGATTTTTTTATATTTCCAGGCTCTTTGATGCACTCCGTTAATAGCTTTCGAAGCTCTGGTGACAGGATTAGCATTGCTGCTAACTTTGTTTTTCCTAAAAAAAATTGAGTGGAATTTGACTTAAAACTCTATATAGTGCTAAATTATGCTACAGAAACTAGGATTTTTACCAGGGTTTAATAAACAAGTTACTTCAACCGGAGCTGAATCACAATGGACCGGTGGTGAAAACGTTCGTTTTAGATATGGTACTCCTGAAAAAATAGGTGGTTGGTCTCAATTAGGTGACAGTAAATTAACTGGTGCAGCTAGAGGTTTGCATCACATGGTTAATAAAGAGGGTATTAAATATTCGCTTATAGGAACTAATAGAATTTTGTATGCCTACACAGGAGATGTGTATTATGACATACATCCTTTAGTTAATCCATCAGGGACTGCTCTTACAAATTGTTTTAGCACAACTAATGGACAACCTACCATAACAATTACATTTACAAGTGCACATAGTTTTAAAGTAGGCGATATAATATTATTTGGAGATGCATCTACATTTAGTGCTATTACTAATTCAAATTTTGGAGCAGCAAATTTTGCTGATAGAACGTTTATGATTACGTCTGTTCCAAGTACAAACTCACTTACAATTACAATGGATAGTAATGAATCTGGATCTGGAGCTAGTCTTTCTGGAGGTATAACTTTTTTTCAATATTTTCATGTAGGTCCACCTGATCAGGTTGGAGTCTTTGGTTATGGTATATCTCAATGGGGAGGTACTACTACAAACCCACAAACAACAACTTTAAATGGATTATTAAATAATGATGCTGCTGGAACCGGGGGAACAGGAACTACAATTAATGTAGCCAGCACAACAGGGTTTCCAAGTGCAGGAACAAATATTATACAAGTAGGAACTGAAGAAATATCTTACACAGGAATTACATCTACAAGTTTTACTGGAATTACAAGAGCTGTACGAGGAACAACCAGAGCTGCTCACAGTACTAGTGCAACTGTTACTAATCACAGTGGTTTTTCAGGATGGGGATCAGCAGCTTCTACTACAGATAAAGTTGCAGAACCCGGAATGTGGTCTATAGATAATTTAGGAAGCACTGCTATTGCTTTAATATTTAATGGAGAGTGTTTTGAATGGAACGCAGATTTATCTAATGCAGTAACAACCAGAGCAACTATTATATCTGGTGCACCGACTGCATCTAGAGATATGTTAGTATCTACTCCCGATCGTCACTTAGTATTTTTTGGAACAGAAACAACTATAGGTGATAAATCAACTCAAGATGATATGTTTATAAGATTTTCTTCTCAAGAAAACATTAATGAATACACACCTACATCTGAAAATAGTGCTGGTACACAAAGACTGGCTTCTGGATCACGGATCATGGGAGCTAAACTTGGTAGAAACGCATTATATGTTTGGAGTGATACAGCTTTATTTACTATGCGTTTTGTAGGAACTCCATTTACATTTGCTTTTGAACAAGTTGGTACTAACTGTGGATTGATTGGTAAAAATGCAGCAGTAGAAGTTGATGGTGCTGCTTACTGGATGTCTGATAATGGTTTCTTTAGATATACTGGTAAACTAGAATCAATGGATTGTTTAGTTGAAGATTTTGTTTATGATGATCTAAACACAACATCTAATCAATTAGTGTATGCAGGAATTAATAACTTGTTTGGAGAAGTTACATGGTTTTATCCTACAGCAAATTCAAATGTTAATTTACGATCGGTAACATATAGTTATCTAGACTCTACAGCTAAACGACCTATATGGTTTACAAATACAAGTTCTTTATTTACCAGAACAACTTGGCAAGATTCTGCTGTGTTTGGATTACCTCATGCAACTCAATACGATGCAGGAACAGACAGTTCGTATGATGTAGTGGGAAACACAGAGGGAATTTCATATTACTATGAACACGAAACAGGTGTTAATCAAGTAAGATTAGGAGTGACTACAGCAATACCTGCTAATATTACTTCTGGTGATTATGATATTACACAAAAAGTTATTAGAGGAGCAGCAACTAATTTAGGTGACCTTAGAGGTGACGGTGAAAACATAATGAGAGTTAGTCGAATTATACCTGATTTTATATCTCAATCAGGTAACACTATTATACAATTAGATTTAAGAAATTATCCTAGTGATACAGCAGCTAGCTCATCGCTTGGACCATTTACTGTAACATCTTCTACAACTAAAGTAGATACAAGAGCAAGGGCTAGATCAATTGCTCTTACAATATCCAATACTGCGGTAGATACTAGTTGGAAACTAGGGACTTTTAGGTTAGATATACAAACTGGAGGAAGACGATAATGTCATCAGCATTACTAGAATCAATAGCTATAAAATACGCAAAATCAAAAGGACTTGATTATATTAGTAAAGAAGCAACAGAGTATGCTAAAAAACTTTTAGGTATAGATAAACAAGAAGGAAATCCTAAGTATGCAATTAGTCTTGGAGAAATGAAAATTGATCCAATGAGACTGGTAGCTAATGAAGGTATAAAAAATGTGATGGGTGGTGGTAGTAGTTTTTTTAGTGGCGCTTTGCCTATGCTTGCTGGAGGTTTAGGTTTAGCTTATTTTACAAACCCATTAAGACCAGGTTCTTATAATTATAATCCTCAACTTCAAAATCAAATAAATTATGCTTCAGGTCAAGGTCTTACAACTAGAAATAATTCTGCAGGATTATTAAGATATAGTCCTAAATCTGCATTACGTGGTCAAAACGTTGTATCAGGATTTGGAACAAATGATTATGCAAAACAATTAGAAAAATATATTAATAAATTTGATAAATATGACGACCTTACTCCAGGTCAACAATCTAAAAAAAGCAAAGCTCAAGAAGAGCTTATGACTTATGAGTTTGATCTAGTAGATAAATTTATGGAGGAGCAATCAAATAATAATAACAATGGTGGTGGTGGTGGTAAACAATCTCCAGGAGCTCCAGGAGCTCCAAGTCACAGCACTAGAGATTTAATGGCAAGAGGAGGCATTGCAAGTTTATAATGGCAAAAATAGTACAAACATTAACTAGAGCAAGCTCTGAATATGAAGAAGACGTAGCACAGTCTTTAGTTAGAGATTTAGATGCAGTGTTAGAAAAACTTAACACT